GAAAGGGCTACCCAAGCAGATATGTTACAAAACTATGTTACTATAGATGGAGATTTAGCATAATGGCTAGTATATTAAGAGTAAACACATTAACAGATGCAAGTAGTAATAATAGTGTAGCTACAAGTGTCCTTTTCAATGGTAGTGCTAAAGCATGGAATAACGTAACGCAAGGAACTTCTGCAATACAAGATAGTTATAATATTTCAAGTATATCAGATGATGCAACAGGTACATACACACAAAATTATACAAGTAATATGAGCAATGATTTATTTTCAGCAGTTGGAATGTGTGAAAATGCAGGTAACATGGGAACAACTGGCACTTTTGGTTCAAGTTCAACAAAGTTTATAACTGTATTAACAACTACTGCAAGTGGTAATGACTATAATGATGCTTGTAATGCAATTCACGGAGACTTAGCATGAGTAAAGCAGCAGAATTAGCAAAGATGGGTGAAGTCCTAACCAATAATCAGATTGGTGGGCGAAGAAATCTTATCATTAATGGTGCAATGAATGTTGCACAAAGAGGTACAAGTGCTACTGGATTAGGTGCAGATGGTTTTACTTATGATACTGTTGATAGATTTAAAAATGTCATGGCAGGTTCTTCAGCAGGAAGATATACTCAAACACAAGAATCAATATCAGACCTTCCGGGGTTTGCTAATTGTTTAAAATTTGCTTGTACTACTGCTGATACATCTATTGCAGCAGATGAAGTTTTACAATTTGGACAATACTTTGAGGGTCAAGATGTTCAACAACTAAAAAAAGGCACATCTGATGCAGAAACAGTTACTGCTTCTTTTTATGTAAAAGGTAATGCAAGTGCTACCTATACTTGTGAATTAGAAGATGCTGATAATACTAGATATAATGCTCAAACATTTTCTGTTACAACAAGTTGGAATAGAGTTGTTTTAACTTTTGATGCAGATACAACTGGTACACTTGATGATGATAATGCAAATTCTTTAAGATTAAATATATTTCTTCATGCAGGTTCAACCTATAGTGGTGGTACATTTTCATCAAACACATGGCAGACAACAAACAATCAAAGAGCAAATTCAAGTCAAACATCATTTTATGATAGCACAAGTAGAACATTTTTTATTACTGGAGTCCAACTAGAAGTAGGCTCTACTGCCACACCATTTGAGCATAGGTCAGTTGGGGAAGAACTAGCTTTATGTCAAAGATATTTTTACAAATGGACAAACACTGGATTAAGTGACCAATATAATTTTTATTCGCCTTATAGTCCTGCTCAAGTAAGTGCTGGTTTACCAAACAGTTCTGCAATCTCTCCACACACATTTCCAGTAACTATGAGAGCATCGCCAACGATGACTACTACTATTAGTAGTGGTTCTATTAATAGACAAACAAGCACACCTTTTGGATTTGTTGCACAGATGACAAGCACCTCTACTGGTACTCATTATCCAACAGAATATCTTGCTAATGCTGAACTTTGAGGATTAAAATATGAATTATGACAATATAACTGTAAAATATTATAAAGAAGATGATGGTAGCAATTCAACCAAAGCATTAAAAGTAATAGATAATGAAACTGTCTATAGTGTGCCTACAGACATGGCTAATAAAGATTATATAGAAATAAAAAAGAGAATTGATGCAGGAACACTAACCATCAAGGATGCCGAGTAAACATGGAAATAGATGCAATGTTATTTTGGAACATCATCCTAACTATGGTCGTTGTACCATTCGGTTGGGCATTCAACAAGATGTTTGGCGAAGTAAAAAGATTACAGATATTATTAAATAAGACACGAGAAGAGTATGCACGTAAAGATGATGTCAAAGAAGATATGCATGACATCATGGATGCAATGAAAAGATTAGAAGATAAGTTAGATAAGATATTAATTGGAGCTAAATAGTGGCAATATTTACAGGTTTTAAACCACAGGCTATGCAGAAGATAGCTAGTCGATTAGGATATAAAGGTTCTATGGAGCAGTTTGATAACTTTCTAGAGCAAAATCCTGAGAAGAAGAGACAGATGGTTGTCTACGAAGAAGCTGCAAAACAGATGGCTAAAGGTGGTGTTGTCAGATTACAAACAGGAGGTGCTCCAACACAGTCCACTCCTTCATTTACTCCTGCAGGACAAGCCTATGTAACAACTCTTGGTACAGGAGAGGGACAAGTTGATGCCTATGGCAATGTTGTTAAAAAATCGTTTGATGAACAAGGTAATGTTGTAGAGACAACAGGTCCTGCCAATATACAAGACACTACTGCTACAATAGCACAGACAGGTGCAATACCTGTGGGTGCAGTTACACAACCACAATTAACACCTGTAATGCAGGAACAGATTATTGACCCTAATACAGGTGCTTTAGACACCATGACTTTATCGCCTACTGCTCAAGCACCTACGACTATAGCACAAGGTCCTATATCAACAACTGCTACACAGATAGAGGCAGCACAGGCTAGTCCTGAAGTACAAAGTGCTATACAGGCTAATCAAGCAGCACAGACAGACTTAACTGACCCTAGAGCTAAAGTTATAGCTGCACAACAAACTGCTACAAGTGTTTCTAATGTAACTGCTGCACAAGGTAACTCCATACAACTAGACAATCCTGTGCAAAGAGAAATACAAACAGGAGAGATTATTGACCCTGTAGCAAACGCAGAAAAGGCAAAGGCATTTACCGAACAAGTACAGGCAGCAACATCCACAGCAACTGACCAAGCAACTGTGGCAGGACAACTTGCTATGTTAACTGCAAACTTTGATGCAACTAATCCACCTGCATGGGCAGCAGGAGCAATTAGAGGTATACAGGCAGTTATGCAACAAAGAGGTCTTGGTGCTTCTAGTATTGCAGGACAGGCTCTTGTGCAGGGTGCTATAGAATCAGCCTTACCTATCGCACAGGCTGATGCAAATACAATCAGAACATTTGAACTACAAAACTTATCTAATAGACAACAGAGAGCAATGTTAGCTGCTCAACAGAGAGCTACATTTATAGGTCAAGAATTTGACCAAGCCTTCCAAGCAAGAGTGCAAAACTCTGCACGTATAGCTGACATAGCAAATAGAAACTTTACTGCAGAACAGACTATTGCTTTAGAAAATAGTAGGGCAGCAAATACTATAAACTTAAATAATTTATCAAATAGACAGGCATTAACTATGGCAGAGGCTTCTGCACTTGCACAACTAGACACTGCAAATCTAAATGCAAGACAACAAGCATCTGTACAGAATGCAAATAACTTTTTACAAATGGATATGGCTAACCTAACAAATGAACAACAGACTGCATTGTTTAATGCACAAGCTATTAATCAATCGTTGCTAACAGACCAAGCAGCAGTAAATGCTTCAAGACAATTTAATGCTACATCGCAAAATCAAGTAGACCAATTCATGGCAAATTTAACAAATCAAATATCACAGTTTAATGCGACACAGGCAAATGCTCAAGGACAGTTTAATGCAGGTGAGGCTAATACTGTAGGTAGATTTAACTCTGAGGTGTCTAATCAGAGAGACCAGTTCAATGCACAGAATCAACTAGCCATTGCACAGAACAATGCAGTATGGAGAAGAGAGATTGCTACTGCAGATACTGTAGCAATTAATCGTGCCAATGAATTAAATGCAAAAGCAGTGTTAGACGTGTCTAATCAACAATACGATAATTTATGGCAGTTTTATGCTGACACTATGGAATGGGCATGGAAGAGTGCTGAGAGTGAACTAGATAGAATAAATGCCCTTGCAGTTGCAGAGGTAAGTAAAGAAGCACAAGAGTATTCAGCAAATGCTACTAAGTCTGCTGCAGGTAAATCTGCACTAGGCTCTATGATGGGAACATTAGGTGCAGCACTAATAGGTATGAAGTAGAGGTATAGATGATTAATAATCCTGCAAAAGCAGCATACGCAAAATTTGATGTAATGGCTAATATGATGAAAATGGATAGCACACCTGCAGAAAAATCTAGTACAGCTAAAGGACTTCTAAAAAGATTAACAACCAAAGATTTTTCTGAAAAAGAAGATAAGAAACAAGAGCCTATAGAAATAGCTATGGATTATTTTATTGCAATTAGACAGGCTAGAGAGGCTATAAAAAGAGAAGAAGATGTATAAAGATAGAGTAGAACCTACATTTGAATTACCTGTACCCGGCATGGCAATGACTCACGAGGTAGGTGCTAGACCTTGGCAAACACCTGCTCAATACACAAACGTTGATGATGTAGCACAATTTTATATAGGACAAATGCAAAGTGACACTTTTACTGACCAAGTAACAAGTTTACTAGAAACTAAGATGCCTGTTACCATGATTGCTAACTCTATGAATACTGTTAATATTATGGAAGGTGTGCATAGTATAGATGTGGGAATACTAACTATGCCAATTATTATGGAAACGATTATGCTAATAGCAGAACAACAAGGCATAGATTATGTTACAGGACTAGAGCAAAATTATGATGCACAGGTTATTGACACAGACGTAGAAGCAGTATCTCAAAAAATAGAGGACAAGGAAAATATACAAACTCCTGATGAACAGATTATAGAAGAACAAGATGATGATGTTCCTATGGGGTTAATGTCTAGGAGAGGTTAATGGCAGAAAAAGTTAATACTAAAATACTTGACGATGAGGCAAAAAAAGAAGCTATAACAGGAGAAGAGACTTCTAGATATAGTAGTTTCAATAATAAGTATTTAAAAGCAGGTATAGTCGCAGCATTAAGTTATTATGCCTCTAAGAAAAATCCATATTTTTTAAAAGGTTTTGCTGATAAAATAGAAGAATTTGAGAAGGCAGACCGAGAGACAAGAAACAGATATGTGGAAGCTAGTGCTAAATCTATAACTGATTTAATCGCTAAAAATAAACTTAAAAGACAGGCTAGGATAGAACGCATAACAGAGCCGATACAAAAAGCAGTTAATGCAGGATTAAGTATTAATAATGCTGCTAAAGCACATAAGTTAGGAATCATACCTAGTTTACTTAAAATAAAATTAGATAATACGTCTGCCGACTTAAATCAGTTTTTTACTGTATCAACTGAGTATACAGGTAAAATACCTAACTTCTCACAAAGCGAAATTATAGAAGCTCTAGCAGGTAAGTCTAAGAAATTAGACATGGATTTCTCTAAATTAAAAGCACCTAAAAGAATTAGTCCTATATCAGGATTTTTAGGAGTTGGTGAAAAAGATGATGTTAGTTCTGAAATATCAAGTTTAGTCTCTGCAGAAGTCCCAACACAAAAGGCAGACACAGCCGACTTGTCTTTTTTAGAAGAATTAAAATTAACACCAAAAGGACAGAGGGCAATAGCATCAAAACAAAAAATTAGAAATATAACACCTGAAGCTATAAGAAGAGGTCTTGTTAAGCCTTTAGCCTTAGCAATGGGTATAGACACTAAGGTAACAGCAGGAGGTGACTTTGTGTTTAGCACAGATGATAATATTAATGAAGGATATGCCACGGACATACAAAATATTATGAGTCAAGAAATTGAGAATAGAATTAAAGAAGATTTCTTGTCTCCTACAGATGCAAGAGCACAAGTATACAAAAAATATTTTACTAGAGATGATACATCTGGTGCTCTAAAACTTAAAATGAGTGTAGTAGGTCCTAACGGATTAAATATATTGCCTTCAGGTTGGACACCTTCAACTCCTACTGGTAAATCTCAAACAAAAACTAAAACAAAAACTAGTGCAATTACTCCTGATGCTGTGATAAAAGAATGGGATGAAGAAAAGAAAAAGTTAAAAGTTAAATATGGAACAGGAAAAAAATATAAACAACAATTTGATGTAAAAATTAAATCATTTAAATCTAAAATGAGTTTAGCAGGTGGTAATCCTAATTTAATAAAATAGAGTTTGTAAATGTTAACTGTAAATCAAAAAAGAAGTTATAATTTTTATGACAAAGAGGATAAGACAGAAGAAAATTTAATAGAGAATGATGAGTTTTTAACAGATGCTAGAGAGTTTCTTACGAAAAGAGAAGGATATTCTGCTGAAGACTTAGACACACCCCAAGAAGTATATGATGCATATATGGAACATTTTCGTTTTCAAAACGTAAATGAAATTACTGCCATTCGTGACCTAGAATATGCTCAAAATTCTAACTCCCAAGAAAAAGAACAATTTGCTAGATTAATAGATTTATTTGAAACACAAAAAAGTGAAGGCTTTTTTGATGCTGCAGGTGATTATGTTCAAGGTGTGCTTACTGCACCCTCAACCTATTTAGGTATAGCAACAGGAGGTGCAGGTAAACTAGCTACTGCAGGAGCTACACAAGTAGCTAAGTTAGGATTAAAAAAATTATTAACAAGAAGTATAGCTAAGAGTGCGTTGAAAGGTGCAGGAGTTGAAGGAGGAATTGGTGTTCTTCAAGGCACTGCTCAAGAGATGACAAAGGAAGAAACTGGTTATACTGATGAAGTATCTCTAGCAAATATCGCATTAACAGGTGGTGTATCTGCGTTAACAGGAGGTACAATATCAGGTGTGACAGGTGGATTACAAACAGGTCAAGCACTAAAGGCAGCATCTAAATTAGAAACATCTCAAGCTGAAGCAGCGAAACTTGCTGTGTCTGCTAACACAAAAGCTAAAGCTACTTTAGTTAATAAAGGTAAGCAACAAAAATATAGAAAACAGTTAAGTCATATTAGGAATCAATTAAATAGCTTAGACCCTGAAAAAGTTGCCATTGGTAATAAATTGATGGATGACATCGCACAAGCCAAAGAGTTAGGAACTTTAAAAGGAAAGCTACCTACTAGTTTAACACAAAATATAGCCGCTGCTGCTCTTGACTTAGCAGACAAAGGAGATTTTGTTCTTAAAAAAGGTGAAAGAATTACAACAACCATTCAAAAGGCTATATCAGATGGTAAGTTAAAAACAAATGATATGTTAAAGATACTCAAAGAGTACAATCTAAGTGCCGATGAGTTTTCTTTAATATACAAAGCAGAGTTATCAGAGGCAGGTAGAACATTAGGAGTGCAAGGTAATTTAGTGCAGTCTTTAAAAGAGTTAGAAAACTCAGGTGTATCCACTGTTGGTGGAAGAGAAGCTAAAGAAATTATGGAAAATGCAAAAGCTATTGTAGGTACACCTTTTAAAGATTTAGATAGATTGAGACTAGGATTAATGACATCTCAACCTGCTACCACAATGCGTAACAATATTAATGCAGGATTAAGAGTTGCAGTTGATGCAGGTGTTAGAACAATACATAATATATTTAGAGGCAAAAATCCTTTCAGTGGTGTATTTGATTTATCTAAATATATGTTTAATCCTTATGAAGCTAATGTAACTAGATTACTATTGGAACAAGCTAGACCTGACGTGGCAAGAAAATTATTTAGAGATGCTGCTGACTTGGAAGCAGCTACAGGTGCTGAATCTAAGATAGCATCATTAGGTACTAAAATGAATAAATTAAATACCTTATCTGATAATTTTTTTAAACAGGCTATGTTATCAGCTAGTTTAAAAAGAAGATTAGCTGACCAAGGTAAAGATTTTGCAGAGATAATTGAAAAAGGTAGATTTAATATTGATATTGATGATGATTTATTAAATGCTGCGATAAAAGATGCTCAAGAATTTGTGTATCAATCTTCTTTTGAAGGAGCAGATAAAGGATTTTTAGCTAGAGGAACTAGGTCGTTTTTAAAAGCACACAGAGATATGCCTTTTATTTTGTCTTCTTTTATACCTTTTCCTAGATATATAGCAAATCAAATGCAATTTTTATATGAACACGCACCTCTTATAGGTATGTTAGGATTAGAAAATATTGGTAAAAAAGCAGGTTGGGCAAAGACAACTTTAAAAATGCCATATGAAGAGTTTAGTAAAAAATTAGCAAAGCAATCAGCAGGATTCGCAATGTTAGTAGGAGCATATTATTGGAGAGAGGCACAAGGAGATACCTCTTATTGGTATGAGTTTAAAGATGACCAAGGTAATTTTATAGATGGTAGAGCAGTGTATGGTCCTTTTGCACCTTTTATGTTAGGTGCAGACATATTATTTAGATGGAATAAATCTAATGTGGGTGGAGAAAAAGATATGTCAGAAATAGCTGAAACAGATAGCACTTATTGGAGGGATGCACTACAGGCACTAGCAGGTTCTCAATTTAGAACAGGATATGGTATGTATGCTATAGATAGATTGTATCAAGATGTGACATCTGAAGGTGATTTCATAGGGACTAAAGGTTCAAAAATAGCAGGTGAATTTTTAGGAAATGTTTTAAATACTTTTATGATTCCTGTGTCTGTAGTAAAAGATATTTATTCTGCTTTTGATAAAGAATCTAGATATGTTCCTGAAACTAGGAAAGGTGAAGTAGACCTATTAGACATAATGATAAATAGAGGATTTCGTGCCTTGCCTGATTTTGGTCCTAATACTGCAGTAGGTAGATTTTTCGGAGATGGAGAATATGATATGTCTGCAACAAGTCCTCTTCGTTCAGGATATATACAGTCAGTGAATCCAATAGAAAAACAATTATTTGGTTTTACCAAAAGACCTGAAAAAAATATTTTACAAAAGGAAATGGGTAAATTAAATTTACAATATTTTGATATATATAAAAGAGATAACAATGAAATGATTGATTTGTACACTAGACAGAATTTAAGTAGAGTGGGGTCAGAATTAAATCTCAATGAAACTTTAAAAAATTTAATTCAATCTGAGGCTTATAAAAACACTAAAACAAATCAAGAAAAAAGAAGTTTATTATTAGACAAAGCTAAAACAATAGTTAATGAAGCAAAGTCTTTTGCCAAAGCAGAATTAGATAAAGAGGCTTCTGTTGAGGGAGGCTTATCAGAAACTCAAATAAGCACTTGGAACAAAACACCTCAAACAAAAAAGAAAACAGCCAATACTATTTATAAAAGAATGATGAGAACAGGAGAACTTTCTTTCGCTGATGGACTGCCTTATGATTTAAAAAATTTAGAATCTAATTTAAATAGATTAGTTAGAAGAAAAGGGGGTCAAATATTACCATTATATCAATGGGCAATGGAAGTAATGAAGGTAGAAAAAGTTAGATAAATGTCTATAGAATTAATAACACAACAAATAAAAAGAGGTAACTTTGATAAGGCTGCAGAATTAATGGTTAGAAACAGTAGGTCTGTTGCTAGTGATAGAAGAAGAGATGTTCAGTCTGAGAAAAGAATATTACAGATAGCAGAGGCAAGGTCTAAGATAAGACAAAACGAACCTACTAAATTAAAACAAACTATATATCAGCTATTACCCTATGAAAAGTTTAACAATATGACATCTACTGAATATCAAGAGTTAATAGATTTAATATCAAATGATTCAGAGGTGTTAGATTTTGTGGCAAAGGATACTTCAGTTGATACTTCGTTTCCTGAGTATAGTATGGAAAATTTAGACGAATAAATATCTCAATATTCCCATAGCTAATGCTGCACAGGCTACCCCATTTACCATGAGCAATGCCCTATCGTGCCACAGGTAAGCCATACCTGCTAATAATCCTGTACCTATACAAGACGATATAAGGTCGTACAGAGGCAAAACCCCCACAGACCTACATATAATACCTGACATAATTAAGAACGAACCTGTCCACTTTAAATACCAAGACAGGTCATGGGTTGGTGTTATCTTTTGCATTTATATTCTTCAATTTCTTTAGTGTTATATCTGACATACTTTGTATAAGTTTAACATTCTCAATAATTTCTTCTAGTTTTTTAAAGAACGTGTTGTTCTTCTGTTCCATAAACTTCTTTGCTTCTTCTTCTAACTTCTTCACTTTTTAACTTCTCCAAGTCTTTAAAATATGCAAAGTTGTATCCTCTTTGCCACTCTCTGTGTTGCATGGTATTTGTTTTGTAAGGACTCTCCGTTGCTATTATCTTAGCACCCTTAACACTTCTTATGTATTGTTTTCCTCTAAATGCTTTTATGCCACGTTCAAACTGAATACGTAGAGGTGCATCATATTTACTTAGATTGGGGTTTCTTTTCTTCTTTTTCATCTATCTGCTTTCTTTCAAAATACTTTAATATCATTGACAGTCTTGCATCATACTTGTCAATCTTCTCCATCTCTTTATCTATAGACTCTATTATATCAGAATGCTCTCCAATGCCAACAGATGTTCTTAAATATATTTCTACATTAGCTATATGCCTATTAATATTACCTACATAGTAGGACTTCAAGGCTGATAATAACATTTCTCTCATACTACTCTCCTTTAAATGTTTTGATTACATCAGACGAAAACAACTTTTGTATATTTAACAAATACATTTTAGATGCATTGTTGTCACCACCTGCTACAGACCTCTTGTAATCTAACTTGTCAATAAGTTTCTTTAGATTGTCTACATTAAATACTAGTGTGCAAAAAACATCATCACCTATGCACAGATTATGAAACCAATAGTCTGCCTCAGTAGCATTTATACCACTAGGTTTACCATAAGATTCATACTCAATAGCTATGTTGCCTGTTCGTTGCCACATATCTCTTTCACTCTTGACTTCAATCTTTTTGTCCTGCAACATATCTGCCACATACTTCTCTCTGACCTGACCATATTTTAAGTCAAGGTCAAACTTCTTTCTATCTTGTGTTGATGGTTCTATTGTATTCACTTAACTAGCCTCTATATCCACAATCTCACATACACCTGCAGTACAGGCAAGTTCCTTGCTACCATTCGTTGTGTCTTCTTTTTCAAAGTCTTTCAACTTGTTCCAATCTATATTAGTTGGCATGGCTTTTGCAAGTGTTTCATATTCTTTCTCATCTATGTCTTGATAAGGAGCTTGTTTATATGTATGTTCACTAAAAGGTAAAAAGGATATGCCTGATACCTCATCAAAGTTTTTGAATACCCACGCACCCACTTCCATCCACTCATGTTCCTTTACAGAAACAGTAATAGATGGCTTGTGTTCACACCAATGTCTTTGGAACATTAGCCAATAGTCTAACTGCTCAATAGCAGTCATGGCAGTTCGTGTGATTGCACCTGTGGGTGATTTCATGGGGAAACTAAATACTGCAACACTATCAGGTTTCATAACATCAGGCTCTACAGGTATACCCATCTCTTTCATAAACTGTGTAAGTGGGTCTTTGATATCACCTCTGACAGTTCTAACATAGTAGTCATTGTGTCTTGCATGAATACCTGATGCACTATCTACTAACTGTGATACAGTTCCTGATGGCTTGATACAAGTGATTGCAGTTGACTGTGGTATATCTAATACCTTAGATATTTGTAAGTTTGTTTCTACTGCAACGTGTCTTAATTGTTCAAGAGTATCTTCTAGTGCGTGATTAGGAGATAGCAAAGGACAATCTAATATACCTGTAAGAGATACACCTAGTAATCTTTCTTCCTCTGTGTTATGCTTCCACACTTTACGTAAATATTTAAACTCAGTAAGTGTAGATTGAAACGTACCAAGTATAGTAGCTAATCTAACTTTCTCTTTTAGGCTATTCAAGTCATCTGTTTCTCGTGCAACAACCTCAGTTAAATTGCAGAACTGATAGGGTCTAAGTATAATCTCACTACAAGGATTACAACCAAAGGCATAGTCAGAATCACGTCTTCTATTCTCTTCTACTTTTTTCTTGGCAGACTTACGATTAAATATACCACGTTCTCCTGATTTAGATTCATACAAGGCTAACCATTCTCTCATAAATGTACCCATGTCAGGTTTACCTTTGTAAGCAACAGAGTTGTTAGCCAATGCTCTATGTCCTTCATTCTCCCACCATGAGCCTGACTTTGCGTGTCTCATTTGGTCATCATTAAGATTGGATAGTGATATAAGAGCAGAACGTCTTACACCACCAACAACAACAACTTCGCCAATCTTACACATAATATCATGACACTCAATAGGATATAGTCTTCTACCTGCTGCCTTTTTAAATATAGCTATGCAGAAGTTATATAAGTCAACTAAAGGTTGAGGACCTGATGCCCTGCCACCAAAAGTTTTTAGTCTTGCACCTGCAGGTCTAACCTGTGATACATCGAGAGATGGTATCTGTCCTACATACAACATAGCAATAAGTTCTCTCAATGCCTTTGCCCACTCAGGTCTGCTATCACCTACCTTGATAACTGTTGTGCTATTCTCAAAGTGTTCATTAACAATAGGTAACTTATCTACATTTTCTCTTTCAACAGAGAAGCCTACACCTGTGCCACACATAAGTATATACATACATTCGTCAAAGGAACGTGGACTATCAACAGGTATATAACTACAATTATATCCTGCAACATGACATCTGTCTAAAGCAACACCTGCAGTCATCAATGCCCTCATACTTGGCATAACACCAAGAGATAGTATGGAATCATTAATCTTCTCTCTCAATGCCTTTGTTAAAACATAACCATGCTTTTTCTTTAAATGCTTTTCCATGTAGTCAAAGTATCTGTCTACAGTTTCTGTCCAAGTTTCTCTTCTCTCATCTTCTTCTCTCCATCTTGCATAGCGAGACAATGCAATAAAATTTTGATAATCTGTGGGTAGGTAGTTTCTCATTTATCTCTCCATTAGTACCTTTACTTGTTTAACTGACACACCATCTATGTCATAAAATAACTCTCTTGTGTAGTCTTCAAAATCTTCTCTGACATCACCATCTGAGGGAACAGGATACTCCTCTTCATCTACTTCAATAGTAATCATCATCTTAACTCGTATCATCTTCTAGTTCATCTATTAATTCATTGAGATACCATTGTGCCTTCTTTAAATCTTCAACACCATTCTTATACCTGTATCTCCAAAGGTATTTCATAATATTACCCTGCAAGTAATACTGAAATCCATCATCCGTCATAGCTTTGATAGCATCAATGCATTCAACACCTGACTTGTTATAGTGAGGTGGGTGATTAACCATATCCATTATTTCTTTGTGGTCTGATTGTTCCTGTGCTTGTTTTCTACGCATCTCTCCTACCTCTCTAAATTTTTTTGTTAAAGCAACGTCATATTGACCCATGATTATTCCTCAGGCTTAAAAGATACTACCACCACGTTGTCACGTTTGTCAACAATCTTTGGCTTATTTTGTTTATTATATAATTCATCTTCTTTTTCTAAAAACTTTATTGCTCTTTGTCTTAAATATTCATCCTTTTCCATCAAAGGTATACTTGCACATATCACTCTACAAAATTCTAATACTCCATAATAGTCATCATCACACAGAGGATTATCTGCAGATGAAATAACAGAGACATCTACTTCTCCTGTCCATCTTCTGTCTTCAGTCATTGTAGGTTTTACTTGTATAATAAAATCTTCAAGATTTAATTTATCTTTTATTGTCATGCTATATTTATAATAGAAGGGTGTTTATTCTTACCCTTTTCTTTTATCCATTCCTCAGGTATAGTTGTATCACTATACTTAAAACCATTTTTGTCGCACCATTCTGCGTAAGTTGTTTTAGAACCTGTGTATAATTTATTACTACTATTACCAAAAACAAATCTAATATCAAGAGAGGGATGTTGTTCTTTTATAGCTAATGCTCGTGTTCTTTCTCTTGCTTGAAAAAAACCTTTGGCTTCAATGATTATGCCATTACTTAGTATAAAATCAGGCTTATAGGTACGTTGAGTTAAATGAGACCATTTAATTCTAACAGTCTCATATTCAAACTTAACCTTTTTACTTTTTAAGTCTTCGGCTATGCCATGCTCTAACGCACCTCTAAAGCCATCTTTTAAATGTGCTATTGTTGGCACTAGAGTATTCTTCTCCATCCTGAAAAAGGATTAAATTCATACTCTGACCTACTATAATCATAGCCAAGTGCCTTCATCTCTTCTCTTACTGCTTCGTCTGCTAACTTCTTATTTTCCATAGCTTCACGTAAGCCTTTGGTCTTCATTTCACGAAGAGTCTTTTTAGCTTCGGCTAGTTCTTTTTCCATATTAGAAATGTCCTTTTGTAATTCTTCAATCTTCTTTACATCTGCCATTATTTTACACTCCATATTTTTTTTGCTTCCTTTACCATGTCCTCTGACCATTCCCATTTGTCAAAGTTAGGATACAACATAGAAGCCAACTCATGCTTATCATTACTGATAGACAAAAACTTTTGAATACTAAAAGCCACCTTTTTCAACTGCTTTTTATATGCAGTTAGTTTATCTAGGGTATATACTTTGTGTCCTTTTGGACTAACAAAGAATAAATCTATACCCTTGTCAGGATATGCCATAGAATATAATGCCATCTGTCTTTTCTGTGCTTCTGTAGGTTTAGATGGCATCCTATTTGTAGTTTTTAAATCTACTATCTTATCTTTAAATAAGAAGTCTACATATCCCATAATAGGAATTGGTAAATCCTCAACTTGAACTTCCACTTTTTCCTGATAACTTTCAAGATTATCGTACTTAAAGTTCTTGTCGAGGATAGTACCAAAACTACGAAGAGCATCCTTTTCTTTCAAGGTCTTCCCATCATTCAAGTCAACTCCTGATTCGCAACACAATGCAATAAACTTGCTATCAAGAGCTTGGAAATCAAAGAAACCTTTCTCATACTTGTCAGCCAAGACATACTCTTCTGTAATACCTCTTATGGCACTAGCTCCACTAGAAGACCTAACACCAAAGAGATACCTCATTGTCCACAACGACATATCAGAGATGTACGTATTAATACTGCTAGGAGACAGATAATTAATGTTGTGGACTTTGAAGGGGTCGTTACTTTTCACTAACTAGCATCTTCCATTTTAACGTCAATGAAAGAATCTACAGTTCCCATATCTTCTACATTTACTTCCTTCTTAACTTTCATATCCCACTCATTAAATATATAAGTGTTATAATTATCAATCCAAGCCATGAAGTTAATAAAAGTTTCTTGGTCATCTTTAGAAACCTCTACTGTGTCTTGTAAATCTAAAGTATATGTAGGTAAGTAAAAAGAATTACCATTAGGAAGTTTCCTTTCCTCAGTATTCAAAACAATAGTATGCTGAACAGGTAGTCTCTTAACTTGAGAAAACTTTTTAAAAGGCTCACCCATAGTCTTAAATGCATCTCTATTGTCTATCTCCCAAATAAAAGGAATGCTATCCTTCTTTACTTTACTGCCTGTGTCATCAACTGCACCAACCAAATCA